ATATGGTCTGGAAAATCGGTATTGTCTCGAACTCCAGATGTACCCTGATTTTGTAGCGTAGCGCCTCCTAATGTTCTTCTTTCTTTGTGTTCGCCTTTTAGATAATAGTTTACTAAATCGAAAAGAGCCAACTTTAAATCATCGGGTGTAGCACTAAAACCGGCATTATAAGTAATTTTGACTGCTCCAACACCACTTGGAAAATATTTGGGATTACCCTGTTTGTCTGTTCGGATAACCGCATCAGACTCAGTATCTACATAGTACTCATAATTACCTGTAGTTAATGTGGTGTAGTCTCCTGAATAACTTGTACGCTCTTGTACTGAATCAACCGTAACTAACGGACTTTCACTCATAATTAAGGTGGTAGTGAAGTTGTCGCTGATTGTAAAAGTTTCTACTTTATCAGTAGAATAAAAGTCTATAAAACTAATGCCGCAGTATTTCTTGACTAAGTCTGAAATCTGTGGAACTAGAATCGCAAGGCGGTCGTCGTCCTTCTCGCCTCTGAGACCTTGTGCATCTTTGTATTCGTTTACTGTTATTAAATCTGCCATATTAAAAGTGTGGGGCTTTTGGTCGCCCCACTAAAACCATAACTCTTAGTTATTAACTAGCCTTATACTGAAGTGCATGCACTGAATCAGCAGAATCGATTAAATCGCTAAAGCCTATTCTTTGTGATGCTACAAGTACTCTTCTTTGGTTAGCAACTTCGTAATCTGACTCAATGGTTACACCTCTAAGTCTTGGCATTACGTAGTTTCTTGGGTATACTGCTAAGGCATGGTATTTACCTGTTGCAGCCGCTGCGAACTCGTCACAGACTAATACTCTTGAACCAAATACTTGTCCAATTTCACCGTTAAGCTTAGTTGCCATGTCGCCAACTAGGTTAGCATCTTGGAACTCAGCGTCTTCGAGTAATTGGTAGTATCCTGTTTGAGATATAATGTATACCACTTCAGATGGGTTCATACCATATTTACCCATTTGCTTTCTAGCAGCAAGTAATTGTAATGCTGTTAGAGAGTCTGAAGCAAAAGCAGTTGTTGATTGTGTTTTATTACTATCACCTTCTGCTAATTTAACTAATCCAGCAAAGGAAGCTCCAGATGTACCGTATGTACCATCAGCGTGGTTACCCACTAGGATAGCATTTTCGATACCTCTTGCATGAGATCTTACCATTGACTCTCTGATGAGAGGAAGGATTGGCATAATTGCATCTTCTTCAGTTTCATTTCCTAAGAATGATTGTGAAATAAGTTTCTTAGTTGAAAGAGTTCTTTCTGTTAAGTCTATACCACCATAAGCTGACCCGTATGTGTCACCTCTTTGTGCCAAGTTACCATGTGGGCTTGACCCAGTAGCAGCTTGGTTACTTGTAAATTCAGCATAACCTGAATCTGGCAAGATTGGTATAATCATATTAGCAGAAGTCATTGGTATTTCTCTGAATAGAGGGGCTAATACTAATTCATTCTGAATGTCTCTTTCGATATTGGTTGAAACAACTTGCTCAAAATCTGCGCTAGAAACAGCAACACCTGAATGTGCGTTTACTTTTTCCATTACTGATTTGGAGTATTCGTTATCCCAGCCTTTACCAGTTGCTAGACCAGCAAATTTAGCGTCGATAATATCGTTCTCGAACGCTTTTTTCCAGTCACCTTGACCTTGTCTGTCATTGAAAATTCTTTTTGACTCTCTGATATTCATGATTTCTTCAGATTTTTCTGCTAATTCTTTTTCAAGAGTTTTAACAACTTTTTCTAAATCTTCATGCTTTTCATTGACTCGGTTTTCAACGTCATTCATAAGTTTTTCGGCACCTGTAATTCCTGCCTTAACAACAATTTTTTGTGCTTCCTGTTCAGCTTCTTGAGCAGCCTTTTCTTCAGCTTCTACTTCCGCTTGTTTTTCAACCGCTTCAGCTTGTGCTTTTTCTTCAGCTGCTTTTGCTTCGGCTTGCTTCATAGCAATAGTAGTCGCAGTTTTCTCCGCAACTTCTTTTGCAAATGCTTCAAGGTCGAAGTTTTCGCTATCAGGAGATTGTTTTACTTCTGACATATCGTCTTTCTCCGTTACTTCGGCTTTCGCCTGACTTGGCTGCTCAATTTTCACAGCGTCTGCTGATTCTGTTGAGTTAGCCGTTACAAATTGACGCTTAAATTTGTTGTAATCTTCCATATTATCAAATGATTTTGCAATCGAGAAGGTTGCTCCCTGATTACAAGGTACTGATACTACTGAGACTTCAAATAATTCTGCGTCCTTGATTTTATATCCATCGGTTTCTGTCATGTATTCAGCGTCCTTGACTTTGAAACCAACAGAAAAAGCCCCAAGGACACCGTCTTTAATAAGATCTTTAATTTCACCTGCTGATTTTGAGATACGGGCAGTAATATCTAGCCCATTATCTGTTACAGACAGGTCTTTTGCACGACCAATAGGTTTGTCGTAATTGTGATTAAACAAAATAATAGGATTATTTTTAAAGTTATCTAATCCACCTTTAGTCCATGCATCTGCATTTATTATATCACCAGCTCTATCTAGTGCATTTGTACTCGCAGAACCTTTGATATCTAGTCCACCGTCGTCGGTTTCTCCTAAGTTTTTAAAGGTGCTTGACCAATGAAAAATCTTCTCCATTATTTTGCCTCCGCTTTTGCCTTTGGTTTTGGAGTTTCTACAACTTCCTCTACCACAGGAACTTCGATGGGAGCTCGATGCTTAATGACAGACATAACTCTGTTCCAGGAACCAAAGGTTCTTCTAAGGATATAATCCTTAACTGGTACGTCATTACCTTCTGCCTTGTATTCGGCTAGTGTCATTGATTCAACGCCTTTTGACGCCATGAAATCGGACAAAGCCTTTACCATCATATTTTTTGTCATTCTGTTTCCTCTTGCTGTGAGGGTTCTTCATCAGCTTCTGCTGGTCTTCCTCCCTCGCTTGGATTCGCACTCGACCCTGCAATATTTGCAGGAACTCGGGGCTCATCAAATCCGTCGATCTTCTCAAGCCTCATTGCCTCCCTTGCTTCATTCGGTGACATAATACCTGTGTTCACAAGCGTAGCGTAATAGTTGGCTTGGTCTCTTAACTCTGGTTGTAGAGCAGGTACTCCTGATACATCTTCATCAAGTTTGAAACCGAAAAATCTCTCGAAAGCATACCCCATTTTTCTAACAATCGGTAGTATGGTTTCTAAATAATATAACCTATGATTAGGTCTTATATTTGCGTTATTACCACCGTCCATAAGGATTGGTGGTACACCTAGAGCTTCTAAGATAATCTTCTCATTGGCTTTGATGCCGTCTTGGAAGTCTAAGTCTTTGAAGTTCACTTCAGTTAGGTTTTCAACTGATAATCCACCATCTAAGAATAAAGGTCTACGACCTCCTGATTGTGGGTTATATCTAGCGACCCAAGCCTGTAACATTCTTTCTTTAATTTTCTCAGAAAGAGTGTTTGGTGACTTAAGTACTAAACCTGGTACTGCTCCATTTTTAAAGAAGTTATCCTGGAATCTTCTCATACTGCCTAGCAATTGCATAGTTCTGTATGCAGGTTTCAGTCTAGGTACTCCTCTATAAATGGAATTAAAACTGTTCTCTTTTATGTGTATAATTTCTGTTGGACTATAATCAATAGAGTGGTCATATGAATACTTTTCTACAAAGTTTCTGTCATCACTATATATTGTTACATGCTCTGCGGGTAAATGATATAAGTGCGAGCCGTCAAAATAAATGAAGATATTACCATCAATTAGTAAATCAATGATAAGGTTTCTTTTGAAACTACTTACATCTTGAAAAGGATTAGGCTCCACATTGAGTAATAATTCTACTCTTGTTCTTCGTACTGCTTTCCTAATAGGAGTCAATCCTGATACTGCTGTACCAACATCAAAAGGGATATCCGCCGCATCGTCCACTATCATGTTCACTGCTCGGTTAACTACTTCTAACTGTTCGTACGCATTTCGATAGTTTGTAACTACCTCACGCGAATCTATTGTAAGTCCTTCATTTCTGGCGATTACATATTGAGAAGGGTTGTCTTTTTCCTCCTCTCTATTAATTCCTAAAAATCTGTCATACCATGCCATATTTGTCTCTCTGTATTCCTACCCATCGTTTTTGTTTCTTTGCTGTCACGAGTGTTGGGCGTTTTCCGTATATACTATGTAACCTTAAGTGGTGTTCATGACATAAGGTGACTGCTTCCTCATAGACTTCTGCGTGTTTCTCGGCTATAAACCGTTCTCTTAATGCTAGTATGTCTGCTTCGTTTTCAATGGTTATCTTGTTCGTTCGTAACCATGTCTCTAACAATTCGGTTAGACCATAAAAATGGTGGAAGTCTAAATTTTCCTGACTCCCGCAAATAAAGCATTCCGTTCCTTTCTTATATTTAGATTTTGCTTTATCTCTAACATACTTTACTAAATCTCGTTTTAGTGTCATATACTTATTTATACATAGAATTTTACCAAAAATTTAAGTTCATGTCAAGAACTATTTTTGTGGGGTGTTAATTTAAAAAGTTGTAGCGCTTGTTTCAAACGAATATAACGCATACCGTAAAGCATCTGCCATGTGAGATGCGTGATTATGTTTAGGTTTTTCTTTGAGCAAGTTTGGGTTTGGATCCCATTGATACGCATCTAAACACATTAAGGTTTCTGCGCATCGTTGGTCTACAGTCAGTTTATCATTATCAATAATCCCTGCTACTTGCCCTATACCATCTAATACTGATTTCTTTGCATTGATAGTAGTAATATCGTAGTTTTGTGCAAAGTCAAATCTAGTTTGTTGTGCTGCGGAGTCTATATAAATGTAATCAATATTCCATTTGTTAATTAATTTTCGAATCTCCATAGCGTGTTGTTCTGTTGTTCGTTCTGAATCTAAATACTCATCAAGTACATAGAATTGTTCTGCGTCCCAGTCATATCCTATAACACAAAAAGCAGTAGGGTCTTTATAACCTACGTCCATTCCTGCGAATATATCCATTTTGGAAACATCAAGTTCTGCTAAATCTTGTTGCTGTGTTTCAAAATTAAATGCCCATACTTGACCTTCATAGACATTAAAGTCTGCCAAGTACTCTTGTGCAAATTCAGCGTCGGACATAGTTTTCTTTGCTTCTGCTATATCTGCTTCAGATAGTCTTGGATTCTCATGATAGGTTGCTTTTACACTAGCCCACTCTGCAAACTCATTTGAAAAACCTCTCTGATAAAACTCTGAAAACCAGTTGTTTCTACCACGAGGAGTAGATATAAATATTGCTTTTGAGTTGTCTTTATCTAGTGTAGGTCTAAGTGCAACATTGAACGCATCTCGTCCATCAACAAGTGCGGCTTCGTCAAATATGATAAGGTCGTAAGACCTACCGACTACGGAGTCTACTTGATTGACTGAACCCATACGAATTGTTGATTGATTTGATAGTTCAATAACTTTGTCTTTTGCATTATCTCTTAGTACTTCTAAGTCGAAATGTTTAATTAAGTTTCTCTGCAAATCAAAAGAGATTTGAGATAGTGAATAGTTTGGGGACATCAGTAACACATTACAGTTTGGTACTAAACAGACAAGTTGTGCTATTACATTTGCAATATAAGTTTTACCTTGTCGTCTAGAAACTGCAGCAGTTACAAAACGATATTTAGGATTATTTATTGAGTTAATAATCGCTATTTGTGTTGAGTTGGGAGTAATCCCTAATAAGTCCATGTATCCTTCAATCGGAAGTTTGATGAATCTATCATCTCCGTATGCCATTAAGTCTTCACTAATGATGTCTTTTCTACTGATATCTAGCATTAGTGAATCTTAATATTGTGTATGGTGTTGTTTAGTTCTCTGACTAGACCTTTATCAAGTGCTAATGTATACAAGTACATATATGCCATAAATAGTCTATGCAGCTCGGGATTGTCTTCCTTATTAGGGTTTGCTTCGATAAGATTGACGGCATCAAGTGCCACCTCTTCTAAGAAAATTTCTGATTTGTTAATTTCTGCTCGTTGCATTTACTTCCTCTGTTTTTTGGACTTCTTTCTAGGTTTGGTAACTCCAGTAACTTTCATAACCTTATGGAGTCTACCACTTTTCATCAGCGTATGAAACTGATTAAATATCTTTATCTTCTACGCCTTCTGGACTTACTCATGATTCTTCCAACTGAAGTCCTACCACCCCTAAAACTTGGTCGTCTTGGGTTGGCTGTTTTACCGAATCTTGGTCCGACAGCTTTTGCTCCAGTACTGTATCTTGCATATTCAAAAGAACCTGGATTCTTTGAATTTACAGTAGTACCCGCAGCGCTGTTCATATCTCTTGTTACTCCTCTTTTGAGTACATGTTTACGAATCTTCTGGGTATTATGTACACCAGTAGGTCCGCTTAAAAATCCACCTTGTCGTGCCATGTTATTTCCTCTTGTGGCTTAACGCCTTCTCTTTGGCTTTAATCATATCATCTAATCGTAGCCTTTGGACATTGATTACTTTATCAATATCTTCTTTAATTAATCGGAGTTTTAAATTTAATCCAACTTTGTGTTCTAACTTTCCAATCGCTTGTGATGTTAGATACGCCATAGTATTTCTCCTATTCATCTCACCAAGGGCTTATAGCCCTTAGTAAGACTGCTTAGACTTAATCCAATAATGGGTTTTTGTCTTTTGCTTTTCCGATGTTCAGTGCAAATCTGTCTATCCATTTGTAAACTTTTGCCCATAATTTGTCATCGACAGGTGTTGGTGTCATCATAACGACAGCCGAACACACGGTTATTATAATCGGGATTGCTTGTAAAAATTTAAAAATCCCTAATACAAAATCTAACATAGTAATTACCCCCTATCTTAGTTTTCCTTCGGAGCATACCTCTTGTCTTTGCCTTTTCGCTTGACTTTTTTCTCCGCTTTTATAAATGCGTCTTTGATATCAACTTTACCATCTGCATTTGCATCGGCTCCAGTAATGATATTCCATAACTTCTTTAACATATTTATTTCCACTTACCCTCGGGGCACTCTGCCCACCTTAATTTAGTTTTTAACGGCATGAAGCACATACAAACTCTACAAGTTTTCCAAAATTTTTCATATTTAGGACATTTTTGGCAGATTTTTAATCGCTCTTGATGACTTTTCTTCACTTTCTAAGTGATGAAGGTAGTTTTGCTCTCTTTCTGCGCTGTAGATTCTTTTTTCTTGCTAGTAATCTTTTGATTCTTGTAGAAGTTTCTGAATTTTCTTGCTCTTCAACTGCTTTCTGAAGTGCTGATTCCATCGTAGTACTTTTTGTCTTTTTATTTGCCATTTATTAATACCTTTGCTTCTTGTTCTGTTGCAAATTTATGTAAAAACCCCTTTGGGTCTCTTACACACCAAACACCACGCTTTACATATATTTCCCAACCAGCTGGTGGCCATGCTTTGGTCTTTGGGGATTCTTTCATATCCTTCTTTTGGTAATCTTGTTCCATAGTTTCTCCTAGTGAATGTTCCACATCGTAATGATGAGGCCTGCTCCGCCAACAATGACTGCACCAGCGGCTGATATTAGTATAGTTTCTATTCTGTTTACTGCTGTATCGATACTGTCAAAGCGGTTAAATGCAGTTTTCCATCTTTCCGCACAGACAGCTTCATGTTTCGCTAGTTCTAAAGCGACATCTTCGGCTTCCATTATTGTCTCCTTCGTTTCTTACTTTATAAAAAAGTATCAATTTGTTAAATTATATCAAAAAGTCAACTCGATGTCAAGTACTATTTTCGTATGGTATAGATTTTAACAGGTTCAGACTTACCTTTGACAGTTACCTCGTCAAGGAATTCGTAATCATAACCATCAACCAAACTGTGCTCGGAAATTATCAAGTCAGCATCATACTCCTTACAACTAGATTCTAACCTAGCAGCCAGATTGACACTATCACCAAGGACGCTGTAATCAAAGCGAGTACTACTGCCAAAGTTTCCAACGACACAGTCCCCCGTGTTGATTCCCGCTCCTGTATTAATTTGATCCAGGCCTTCTTCTCTGAGTCTTTCATTTAATTCTCCTAATGCTATTCTCATTTCAATAGCAGCTTTAGTCGCATTTTGTATATGATTCTCGTCAGGGAGTGGAGCACCCCAAAATGCCATGATGCAGTCTCCCATGTATTTATCTATTGTACCGCCGTGTTTAAGTATAATCTCAGTCTGATTGTCAAGAAAACGATTAATCAGAGTAGTAAGTCCTTGTGGATTCTTTTGGTATTTTTCAGAAATCGGGGTAAATCCTCGTATATCCGAAAAAAGGAAAGTTAGTTGTTTCGTAACGCCACCCAGTTCCAGTAATTTTGGATTATTTTGTAATTTTTCAACCAAGGCGGGACTAACATACGTTCCAAATTGTTGTTTGATCTGTAATCTCAACAAATATTGCGTAATGAAATTACGGAAAGTTACAATACTCCAAAACAAAATCGAGATGATTACGATTCCGCTGACGTCTAACAAGTAAGAAGATTCGTAAGCATACCAGGTACCATAAGATAAACCTCCCACAGTTAGTAAAAGTATCGGAGCACTCAACCAAATGATACCACTAGTAAGTGCTAAAATAATTAGTACTAATGCTCCTACTGCTAGTTCTGCGCTTGGAGCCCATTGAGGTATAGATGGTGCTGTTCCTTCTATAAAGTTGTGAAGTGCATTTGCTTGTAGTTCGTGTGGATACTTTGGGCCTGATGGAGTTGGTACAGGATTGCTGATTCCCTCCGCCGTAACACCAAATATTACGAAAGGAGCCGGTATCGGTTCCTTCATAAACTCTGCAGCAGTTTGTCTGTAAAACTTGGTGTTCCAGTTGAGGAATACTCTCCCGTTCTGGTCAGTATTGATATTCGGATAGTTGGGTATTCTAACCCAGACTATACCCTGTTCTTCTGTTTTTATTTGGTACGACGGGTCTCCTACGCCTAGTCTTAAGAGTTCTAGTGCGAAGCTTGGGTAAAGTCTTGACTGTACGTTTACGACTAGGGGCATACGACGAGTAACCCCGTCTATTTCCGGCGTAGCGGTTACTATTCCGAGTCCCTTTGCGCTTGTTGCCAGCATAGACTCTGTACGTAAAATTCCTGGGTATTGATAAAGCCATGGTAATGGATCCTCTCCTAATTGTGCTGTGCCTACATAGGCTGATAATTTATCTGATTGATTTGTTACTGCAGAAGCCAAGACTGTTGGTTTATAAATCATAGTCATCGCTAGTTCAGTATCATTGTCTGGATTTCTTAGGTCTGGGTCTGGCATAAGTACTGTTATGCCTGGGACACCCTCTACTTTCTCTATTGCTGAAGAAAAGAAAGTTCTTGGAAGTGGATATCCTCCGTATGCTTCGATTAGTTCTTCATCTAAATCTACAAGCAGGATATTCTCGTTTTGTACTGGTTCTGTATTCATAATCAACCAGTCGAATGTTTTTAGTTCTAAAACTTTTAATGGGTATGGATTCCATGCTAATAATGCTAGCATGGATAATCCTACAAATAAAGTAAATAATCTTCCTACCACTTAACTCTATTCGCCCAGTATGCTGCTGACATTTTACCCTTACGGATATTTTTTCTATGTCTTGCTTTGAAAGACGCTCTTTTCTTTTTCATTCTTGCAGATTCGCCTTTCTTTGGTTTACCAGCAGTTTTTGCTCCCTGCTGTCCAAATCGTATTGTCTTTATCTTGTTACCAACCTTTGCAACAACGATATGAGACTTAGTACGATGACCAGGTGTTCTCTTAGGTATATTAAAACCTCTAACGCCTGCTCTTTTTAGTCTTGGATCTTTTTTTCTTGCCATTTCTATATCCTGATGCGTAGATTGCTCTACCTTGCCTTTCTGCGGCTTTTTTAGTCTTATAAATCTTTCCAGATTTACCCCATCGATATCCACCTTTTACTTTTCTGACTGGCATGATTATCTCCTTCTACGAGTTCTACGAGTTGTCTTTTTCTTTCTACCTCTTTTAGCGAAAGTTCTAACATTAGTTGGTTTACCACCAACGCCTTGTTTCTTTGCTCTCTTTCGTCTAACAGCAGACTTTATCTGAGCCTTAGACATTCTCGCAGCTTTACTAGCAGGAACACACTTTGGATATCCTCTTTTACTTTTTGCAGCTGACTTACGTCCACATGGCATGAAGCCTCCACCTTTTCTCTTACGAGAGATGTCAACCCAGCCTTCTTTGAACCACTTAGTCAGTCCGCCACTTCTAGTTGCCATTAGTCTTTCTTCCTCCACCAGTAGTCATCAATCCACTGCTTACACCAATACATAACACCTAAGTAAACTGAAAATATTAGACCATCATAATAACTTAAGTCATTCCATAATCCTGTTAAATCCATTATCTTCCTACCTTTCTTTGTGCTGCTTTGTGCGCTTGGGTAAATGTTTTACCCTCTTTCATTAACTTCACCATAAGTGTCATGTGTTTCTTTGTATGGTGAACTCTATGCCTTCTTAATGTGGCTTGTTGTCTTTTTGTAAGTTTCTTTAACTTCTTTTTCTTTCTAACCACGACGATACCTCCCACCTCTCTTTTTATATTCTCTAACTAACCATGCGTTAGCGTAGGCGCTAGGGTAGACAGCAAACTTTCGTCTTGCTGCTGCCTTGACCCTAGCATATAACTTTGAGTTAGTAGGGATATTACGTTTTTTACTAGACTTTCTTCTTCTAGTTGTTCGTCTTCTCCTTACTGCCATGTTAACCTCTTTGTCTCCTCAGTATTGCTTGCTGAAGTTTCTTTGGTAATTTCTTCTGAGCGGCTGTTAAACCTTTTCTCTTTTTCTTTTTACCACCTCTTCGTTTTTTGCCCTTCATTGGCTTTTTCTTTCCGTAATGTGACGGCATCCGACCACCTCCTATTGTTGTGTAACTGTAACGCTACACCCACCTACTGTAACACAAGTCTGTGTTAGAGTATAAGCTTTATTAACTGCGCTATCCTGTATTAAATTCAAAGTTGTCGGCTGACTTCCTTGTAAAGTAATACTAGCGTTATGATTTCCATTACCTTTCTGTTGCACATTTGTGTTAGAGCCATCTGCTGTACCGTAGTACCAAATATGTGCATAATGACTTCCACCACCTTCTTGTGAAACATCATGGTCTACTGAATCTGCGTGTATGTCTAAATAATGAGTGTGAGTACCATTTTGATATACATCTACTTGATTAGAGTTACCCCAGACATGTCCGCCCCAGGTTGCTCCATCGTGTTGTTCTATATTCAAAGTATTAGATACGCCATCAATGTCTCCGCCCCAACTGTAACCTGAACCCCAGTAAGGAACCCAAGATATCTTATTGTTCGAGCCATATTGTTCTAAATTAAAAGTGTTACTTTGGTGGTCAAATGAAAACTCTACTTCATTACCGTAACCCTCTTGTTTTACTGTTAAACTTGTGTCATCGCCATTATTAACTTGGTCGATGTGTACATGGTTGTCGTCTGCTTTCGCAAACTGCGCTATAGTTAAGAATGATAGCATCATAAATGCTAATGCACTAAACTGTACTATAGATGCTAGTGCTACTGCTAATAGTTGTTTTTCTGCCCACCAGTTCAATTCTTTCTCCTGCCATTCTTTTGCTTCTTCGGGAGTTGCGTCCCTCGGTTTAAATACAAATTGTAGTTGTTGTGCCATTAATTCGTCTGCCTTATAATTATGTTAACTGATTCACCGTCTCCTACGGTAATCAAACTTTCTTTCTCGTCTGTTATAGTTCTAATACTAGCATTTGCATCGATAGGTAACTTAATAGATATTATACCAGTAACCTGTCTATAAAACCAGATTTGTCCGCTATCATCAACAATAGTGTTATACTGAGTATCAGGGTCAAGCCCTGGTTTCGTTCCGACAATGTTAACTTGGTCAAATCCTTCTCCTCGTTTTCTATCAAGCAAGTCTGCTTCTTCTATTATCTCTAATAAATCTTGTAAAAAATCTACATCTAGTAAATCAATGTCTAACTCTGAGAAACTCCAGTCTTCACTTTCTTCTAAGTAGTCAGTTTCTAATTCACTAAATTCTAAGAAATCAGTAGTAAGAATATTACTAGAACTGTTTTCTGTTCTTTGTTCTTGTACTGCTTCTTCTATCTCGGCAGGTGGTGATACAATAAATAAGTTATCAATCTGTGCAACTGTTACATTCTCTATCTTCACAGGTTCTACTGGAGGACTAGCAATCGTTGAAACCATAGTCGCTTGAAATGCTTGGTCTAGTGTAACTTCTCCACCTTCATTCATTACTACTATTTCTCCTGACGCGTTGCCATTTTCGTCTGGTAGAAGAACTATTAGTGACCTACCTAGTTCATCTATTGTAGTAGTAAAATCCGTACCCCTTATAGCAATCTGTGCTGAAGGAGTCTCAATACTAATGTTTGCTTTGTTCATATTAGCAAGTTTACCTGAAGTAAATCTTGCAGTGCCCATTGCAAACTTCATAACCATCTTTGACTTAGATGGATTTGGGTCATAGATAACTTCGTCTATTAGAACTCTACTGTGTTCTGTTAGTCGTAAATTAGAGTCATCTAAGAACGCTACTTTCATTCGTCCGTTGCCGGTGTTAAGCAAGTCATATAATAAAATGTCCTGGTCAACAACGGCAACAAACTCTTCATTATTTCTTGTAAGCGCGCCTTTACCTGTCTGTTCAACTATATCGCCAATCGGGTCAGCGAATAGAAGACAGGGTACTACCAAACTAGTCGGAAGTATCTTTTTGATTAATAGTAATAGTTGCATCGTCTGATGTAATATCCAGGTTAATTACTCCTGAACATGATGTTACTCCTTGTGGGCAAGTACCAGATTGCTGAACGATATCAATGTTTCCATCATCACCACTATACTCAACAACCAATGATTGGTCTGCGTCTTTCTGAGTAGTGTTGAAATCATTTCCATCTCCAGTTAAATCAAGTTCCCATTTAACATTGTCAGAGTCAACAAGTGTAGTAAATACATTTGTTCCACCAACTAATGTAAGGTCATAATCAAAACTTTCTGCTGATTGGTTATATCCAAGGTCAAAATCCCAAGTGTTTGAATCACCTGTAACAGCAAGGTCTAAATCTAAGTTGTCAGCAGACCCTGTGTACCCTATGTTCCAATCAAATATGTTTGAGTCACCAGTAAATACCATATCTATATTACTAGAGTCTAGTACTATTGGGCCAAACAGTTGATTACTATTTCCGATTTGGTCAAGGTTAAATGTTATGTTACTACCTGTAATTGTCATATCAGTAGCACAAGCTCCTGATGAGATAGTTCCACAGAATTTGTTTCCATAACCTGTCTGGTCAATTGTAAGCGTCAAATTGTCACCACTTTGTTCAATAAAAATTTCATTGTCAGTAGTATCCGCATACAACATACCTGTAGCGAGTAGTGCGCTAACGACTAATAATTTAATCATTTTCGTTCCTCTCCCTTTGCTCCTGGATTTCCCAGTAGCCTCTTTCGTCCCCTTGCTTAATTAGCGCGAGGACAGCAGCTTCAATGGCTGCTCGCGTTGCAACAGTAACACTTTCGTTTTCTGCTACACCGTCTTCATACTCTACCAGTTCGGTGTCCATATCAATGAATTTAAATACATCGAATCCAGCCCCGACTGATAAAATAGTCTTTTTAGTCTGTACATTAAGTAAGACCTCTCCTGTTAATGTACTGATACCTCTAAGACTTACTGTTACGACATCTCTTCTGTAAGATACTGTTCTACCTACTCCAAGATATCTTGCACCTCTACCACCAGATTCCATGTTAGTATCAAAACCTATGATACCACCCTCTAGTAATATACCTGCAAAAAGCAAAGGCTGTAAACCTTTGTCTTCGTCATGTTCTTCTCTTGTGCTTCTTATTATCTGTCTTTCTCGTACGAGGTTGTCGATACCATGTCTTTCAACTACGCGAAACCATGTTCCTCCACCAGCAGTTTTAAGTGCATCAATTAATAACTCTGTACCACCTTGTGTTACAGCAGTACTAAAGTCAGCAAGATTATCTCTACGCTTTCTTTGTCCTGTTAAGTCTTGAAAATTATAAACTGCTACTATTGGTCTAGTTACCGCTGGTGGTAAGTCTAGTAGTTGTTGGTAAGTTGGTAATTGAACAATCTCTGCTTCTTCTACACAGGTGTACGGAATTGCCCTATCTATAAGAGTTACAACATCTTTAACCTCATTGTTACAGTTGTTATTTTCGAACTCCCTCATAGTAGGCACACTTGCACAACCCGATAAAATTATCAGCAACAAAAATGCTCGTAGCATTAGAATCCTCCAGTACCAATCGGTATGGTAATTACCGTTTCACTTCCCTCGCTATCTGTAATAGTCATGATAATAACTTCTATACACGCACCATCTTCCTGACATTGCTCAGTTCTTTGGTATGTGATTGTATTACCTTCTAATGTAAAAGAACCTGAATAACTTGCTTCATCATTACCGAACATATTATCTACTAACTGCTTTGATAACTGAGCGTATATTCTTGATTCTAGGTTTCTAATAAATTTGGCGAGTGTCGAGTTTTGCTCTTCTCTTTCTGCGGCTTTTAGAGCGGCCTCGATATCATCTCGTATTTTGTCTCGTCTTGATTTTTCCTGGTTTTCAATAGTTAAATAATGTGCAGAAGTACCTATCCCAGAAAAAGACGGATTTTTGAATGAGTGCACCTGTTCATCTGCGTGAACAGCGCTTATGGACAATAAGAATAAACTACAAAGAGTGGCAACTTCAATCCTGTCCCTTATTTTGCTTTCTTTTTTCATTTTCTTTCATTTGCATGATAGTTTCTACTTTCTTTTGCAGTCTTATCATGTCCTGGTCGAGCAACCGTAGTTGATCGATTAACCTTATTATGGTTGTTTTCATATTGTCTAACGCTGGTTTGATAACATCTGTTATCGTCTTCCAAACATAGTAGACAAAGTAACCTAACCCTACTATTAAGACTACCTCGAACCCGAAGGTTTCGATTAGATATACTATATCCATTAGTCTCTTCTAGCGTCTATCTTCCCGTCTTCCACAAAGTTTTCGGCTCTTGCAATTCGGTCTAAATCTGGTGCTAGTCCCAGTGCTGATGATACTATTGTATCTATTTTTATTATATCATTATTCATGGCGCTTCCTCGTGTAATAAGCATTTTTGACATTCCTTCGATTGTCTTTATCTCATTCACAAGACCATTCATCATTTGTTGCATAATAGTAAATATAAAAAATCCCATTACAAGAACTCCTGCAATAGGTAGGCCAACTTCTTTTATTAGTACAAAGATTTCCATATTTTATATTGTTTATTATCTCCAAATACACTATCCACATATTCATAAGTATAATTGTCATATGGCTCAGTGTTGCACCATTCTACCATTAAGTGTATTCTTGGTTCAGAACCGTTAATAACAGAATGTGTGACTGTGTTATCTATTTCTACAATCTCTCCTCTTTCCAGATGGCGTATAGATTCGCCCACCTTAAAAATACAGTCGCTGTTCGTACGAATAGGTATGTGTATATCCCTATTATGTACAACAGAAAGACCTCCATCGACATGAGGTTCTATTCTTCCTTCTGGCTTGAGTCTTGCGAAAAGAAGTGAAACAAAGTAACCATGCCCATAGAAATCAAGGAGTCTATGCTCCAGTTCTTCAAAGAACTTTCTGTCGTAGTATTTGTCATAATACTTTGTCTTTTCAGCTTTCTTGTGTGGTCTTCCTTTTGCATATTGCCATTGTAAACAGATGCTATCTATATGTCGAAAAATAGTTAACTCTTGCTTTCGTTTATTACCTAATTCGTTGTTCCAATCTTCTTCATCGAACTTCCAATCTGGAAGGTCAATCATTCCTAAGTGTGTGAAGTTCATGTTATCTGTATGGCGCGTATTTCATTTTCTTGCGCGCGAGGTTTGAACATAATACTTTCGCCACAACCACAGGAACTTGCTTCTTGTGGATTGAAGTATGTAAACTCTTCATTGAGTCCTTCAGTCTTCCAATCTATAACTGTATCGATAACATACTCACTAGAAATTCTATCTATATAAACCTTGAATTTACCAAAATCTACACAAAAATCAGTTTTATCAATACTAGTGCAAATATCAAAAATATACTTATGCCCAGTACAGCCACCACCCGTAACACCAAATCTAATCGCTTTAGTCTTTTCATTACTGAGTCTTTCCACCAGTTTCGCATAAGCATTATCCGTGAACTCTATCATGTTTACTTTCCCAATCCTTGATTGCCTGTCTGATTGAATCTTCTGCTAGAACAGAGCAATGTAGTTTTATTGGCGGTAATTGTAGAGCTTTTGCTATATCTTTGTCTTTGACTAGTTTTGCTTCTTCTATAGTTCTGCCCTTCAACATTTCTACAAACATTGTAGATGATGCGATTGCTGAACCACAGCCATAAGTCTTAAATTTAACATCTTCTATGACTTCTGTCTTAGGATTTAGTTTTAGTTGCAACTTCATGACATCTCCGCACGCAGGCGCACCAGTCATTCCTGTTGCTACATTAGGGTCTTTCGGGTCAAATCGCCCAACACTAAACTGTTTGGGTGAATTTAGTACCTGTTCAAATCTATCAACTACTTCCTTGCTGTAAGCCATTCCATACTCCTAAAACAAAATTTTCTGCGGCGTCTTCTACATACTGTTCTGAGTGATTTTTGATGTAAATAGTGTTTTGATATATCTGATTGATAAAAAACATTATTGCATAAGAATCATCATGTTTGTATACTTGTGCCCATCTATCTGTGCCATTGTAATCATTTCTGAATTCGTGTATTGGTGTGTGATTACTCATCTTTTAATAACTTCTCCATTAACTTACCATAATTACCTTGTCCAAACGGTAAGTCTGCATTTATTTGGACATTGTTTTGAGTTTTAATACTAGCGGATTTTGCCTTCTCAGCCTCCGTTTGGGCTTTGATTTCGTCCATTCGCATTTTGTGTGCCATCTGCAGTAAGTCTGCCAAATCTTTACTAGTGTACACTTGACTTTCTTCGGCTTCCTCGAGCTTCTGTTCTATAATACTATCTAATGTCGATGCTATTTTGAAGCGATTTCGGTAACCTGTGTCTAGAAAGACTGTATCGATGTAATTCTTTACCTCCCTTTTTGCTAAAAATTCTGAGACATCATTTTCAGATATTTTTAACCGAGCACAAACTGCTGGTACATTACCTAACTCTAGGTAAGCATTCGCAACTTCTAATCCTTCAGGAGACATTTTTACTGCTATTTCATTTTTCATACTTGAATTATATCAAATTTTATACTCCATGTCAAGAATTATTTTTGGAAGCATCATCATGATGCGTTCCGTTGCGTTTTTATTAGCAACGCGAAAATTCCCAAAAGTTGTACGTGCGGAGGGGTAAAATACACAGGTCGTTATTAGGTCTAAGAACTGCCCCTATTAGAACATTAAAATAATGTTAAAAAACATTAGGTAAATGTTAGGTTTTCGTAGTAAAATAGAAGAATGAAAAGGAAAATTAACAATAACCATACTGTATATACATACAGTAATTTTAGAGAGGTAAAAACTATGGATATTGATATTTTATTAGATAGCAAAAATGCTGAATTAGAACTTTTGAAATCTGCTGACATTTCTAAATACTTGAAATGCTTAGAAGAAATTAAAGAGATTGAAAAAGCAATTTCTGTTCTTAAATCTCATGGGGTGATACTGTGAGATTTAGGAACATCATAGAAAAGAAAAGATTGATTCTTACAGAATGGGATAATTCTGCTGAATCAAAAAAGAACTTCAAGAAAGCAATTAAGAGGTTGAAGAATGACAACATTGAATTCATTGTTGTAGAGAGAAGATTAATAACTGAATTTG